GCGTCCATGTAGACGGGAACGTCGTTCTTCAGCAGTCTCATGGCAAAGGGTTCCCATCCCCTCTTCTTCAGCTCTTCTTGGTCGAGCCTCCCCATGAAGTAGTCCATCTTCACGAGCGTCAGCTCTTTCTTGTGTTCACGGAGCTGACGCAGTTTCATCCTCTCTCCTGAGAGGATCTGAAGATATTTACCGTGCAGCTTCGGGGTGTTTACGCTCTCGTTGCCGATGTCGAGAGTGTTGATACGACTGTCCTTGGACCAGAGCTCGTGTATTTCCTCAAGCTTCATAACAGACATCCTATAGTATATTTGATTTGCTATATCGCTATTATACCATTACCGGAGTAAAAGTACACAGAATTATTGATAGCTTGGGAAGTTCGCAGTCGTGGTGGGATCTAGCTTGAACATGCGATATGAGAACTCGGCGGTCGCCTCCAGGTAGGCGACGTCCGTGAGGGAGGAGTCGAACTTCATGCCGGTGAGGCCGACCGGGAAGATGTCCAGGAACTTGACCTCGTGCTTGGGGTTCTTTGAGCTCGACAGTATGACGAGGGAGGCGTCCGACCTCAGTCTCTGAGAGTCGACCGAGGACTTCTCGGCGAGTTCCCTGTACTGCTCGTAGCTCTCGGGAAATCCGAGGGCCAGCATCCAGTTGTAGATCTCCTTGTAGTTCGTGAGGTCCTCGTCGATCTTGAAATTCACGGAGATGTTGCCGTAGGTGATCTCGGTGCCGGCCACGGGAATTCTCTGGAACGGGTTGGGGACGGACGTGGAGTTCAGCGAGATGCTGGGGAACTCGATCGACTGACAGAAGTAGTCGACGTTCGGCAGGCGTGTGATGACGAACTTGTACCCCAGCGGGGACAGAAAGTTCTTGTTGGCTGTTACTTCTGCGAATGACGGCATCTCGAGGGCTCCTTCACGTATATTTAGGCAAAGAAAAAGGGGGAGGTTGCCCTCCCCCTATCGATCGGTTGACCCGATTTCTTCCTATTACAGGATGTTGGTGACCAGGACGCGACGGTAGTAGACGTTGCTGTCCTTGGAGATGACGCCGAGACCGGCGTTGACACCACCAGCGAACGGATTCGCGACGACGCCGTAGCGGGTCTTGAAGCCGATCTTCGGCTGGAAGGTGGACGGGTCGACGGCGCGGACCATCTGCAGCGGAACGTACGGGCAGTAGAAGAGGCCGGCGTCGAAAGCGCTGGAACCCTTGTAGCCGACGGTCATGTAGTGACCCGAGCTGTTGTTGACACCGGTGCCGGACTGGCCAGCGTACGGGTCGACGTAGACGCGGATGCGGCCGTTGAGGACGCCGGCGAAGGTGTTGCCGGTATCATCGACCTGGAGGTTGTTGCTGTTGAGGGCCGGGGCGTAGTCGAGAACGCCAGCCATCTGGAGGGCGGAAGCGACGTCCGACGAGCAGATGAGCATGTTGCCCTTACCGCGACGGGTAGCCTTCGCGATCTGGTTGGCTTCGCGCTCGATCTGGAACATCAGACCCTTGAACTTCTCAACCGACCAACGACCGTTAGAGTCGGTGTCGAGATCGAAGATACCGGAGACGGTGGTTCCCTCGGTGGCGCCCTGTACGGCCGACACGTTGATGGTGCGGACGATTTCACGGTTGATTTCCGCGAGGATCTCAGCCGAGAGGATGTTCGACAGCTCGGTCTCAGCGTCGAGGCCGTGGATGGCCTTGAGGTCCTGAGCGAGTTCCATCGAGTACTCAGCCTTGAGAGCGCGAGTATTCGCGGTGACGGTTACCTTCTCGATCGAGAACGCCATCTCCGGGAAGGTCAGCGAGCTGTTGCCCAGACCTTCGCCCTGGTCGGTGGTCATACCGCCAGCGAAGTTGTAGACGCCCTTCTCGGCGAGGTTGGCCTGCCAGGTGGTGTTACCCGGAAGGTTACCGGCGTGCTTGTTGCCGAGTACGTTGTCGGTGTTGGACTTGTACGAAGCGAAGCGGGTGTTGGCTTCGTTGTACAGGGCTTCCGTGTTAGCCTGGTCGTTGTAGCGAGCGCGCATGGCGAAGATGAGGCCGGTCGGACCGGTCATCGGCTGGACGCCGCAGATGTCGTAGGCGATCAGGTTCGGCATCGCACGACGAACGAGCGAGATGAGAACCGGGTCGAACGTATCGATTGCGCCGGCGTTCGTAGAATCCGGGTTACCGATGGCGTTGGTTGGCGATTCCATGAGGTACTGAGAACCACCCATCGCAGCTGCCTTGCGGAGCTCTGTTTCGGTGTTCTCGAGCATCATGGCGGTGACCGAGCGCTTGTGAGCGTCCTTAATGCCTGGCAGGTCAGGATGCTCAAGGACGGGCCTCCACTTGTTCTGGACTTCTTCATTGAGATACATTGAGATTTACTCCCTTGAGTTGCTTGTACGTATTTATCAAAAAGTTACTTTACGGTCGTTCTTGAGATGGCCTTAACGTACTTGGCCATCGGACCTGTAGGCATCTCGACTTCATCATAGGCGCCGCCGTCGAAGCTCTCAGTGAGCATCGCAGCCGGCTTCTTTTCAGCGGAGAAGTAGTTCTCCTTGATCACCTGAACTTTACGAGCGAAGGACTCGTCATTGTCATAGGTCAGACCCTCGCAGAGCGTCTTCAGCTTTTCAGCCTGGGTGACTGCGAGACCTTCGGTCATCTGGTCGACGATTTCATATGCACGGGCTTCGAAGATTGCCTTCTGGAGCTCGATGACCTCGTCGGTCTTTTCGTTTACCATCTGCTCGAGTTCCTCGACGCGGGCGGCGAGGTCTTCCACGACGTCGACCTTCTCTTCCGGAACGTCGATGTAGTGCTCGGCGAACAGACCCTTCAGGCCGTCGATGAACTCCTCGGCGATCTCAGCGCGGAGGCTGCTCTCGATGGCCAGCTTGTTCTCGGCGATCCAGTTCTGGACGGCGTATGAGAGGTACTTGTCGACGCTCTCCATGACTGCCTCGGACATCGACTCGACTTCCTCGTCGAGACGGGTCTGGTAGTCTTCTTCGAGCTGCTCCTGGATGGAGGAGACGCGGTCGTTGATGGCTGCGTTGAAGAGGGCGGTTGCGCTCTCCACGAGCTCGACCGAGGCCTCCTCGCCGAAGAGCTGCTGGAGCTCGACTTCGACTTCTTCCATCTTAGCGGAGGCGTCGGACGGCTTCATGGCCACTGACGCCTTGTGCTTGGCGGAATTGTCGCCGGTCGGCGCGGTGTTGTTCTCGGAGTCGGTCTCTTCTTCGTCCTGGCCCGGTGTGACGTCCTTAAGCTTGCTCATCGTCATGTCACCCTGGCTCTTGTCCTGTGGGCGATTGGCGTGAACGTTGCCCTTGACGACAGGACCAGGAACCTTCGAGACGCCGGTGGCGCCGCCGCCGACGGAGACTTCTTCGTCGACCTGCTCGGTCCTGTTCTTGTTCTTAAGCATTATCATGCTCCCTTGTTGGCTTGTATTCTAACAACTATTTATTATCGTCACGGTTTAGAGCAGGCTCAAGAACTTCTCGAACGCTGCGATCTTTGCCTCTTCTAGGTCAGCCCTAGAAGCGCGCTTTACTGACTTGTGGATCTGCTCGACCTGCTGGGCCTTGATGACGCCGTTGTCCCACACCCACTCGACACCCTCCATGATGCCCTGGACGAACGCGTCCGGAGCGGAGGGGTCGGCAACGATGTCGGCGGCGGTGGCCAGGAAAAAGTCGTCCTGGACCTCCATGATGCCGTTCTTACCGGGAGCGAGCGAGCCCATTCCACGGGAAGATACGCCCAGACAGGCGCCCGAGTTGATCAGACCTTCTGCGATCTTACCCATCGGAGTATCTGTGATGAGAGCACGACCGATGAAGTTGTTGCCGTCTTCACGTAGACTGGTGATGAGATGGGACACGCGATCTAAGTTGATCGACGGTCCGTTCGGATGACCGAGCTCGCCGAAGGCGCGACCCTTCTCGACGAACTCCTTCATGTAGCGGCCGACTTCTCGCTGCATCGTATTGAGCTTGTAAGAGCGACCATTGCGGTTCTTCTGCTCACACTGGAGGAAGATTCCCTCGATGTAGAGGTTCTTCTTCTTACCCTCGGTCTCTTCGACGACGTACTTGACGTCTTCAGTAAGTTCGGTAATGAGCTTCATTATGGGTGATTCCTCTTGTCGAGTACACTGCGAGCTGCTTCCCTGTCGCGGTGCTCTTTAGCTCGCGATGCCAGAGATGTGATGCGGTCGAGCTTGTGCTTATGATTTTCATGATCGAATAAGTGATTAGCTGCGCGCTCGATGTGGTAGTGCCAGCTATCGGAGT